GTTTTGCCTGCAATTCCAGCTTGGACATTGAAGTGTCAAACAGGCCCTTACCATATCCATATATAGAACCAGTCTTCTCGCTGTAGCCTTCGGTCTCCAACTGACGGGTCTCAGAAAGCGGGGCCATTGGGTCGGCCATAGGAACGACGCGAATATCACGCTGACGAACCGTCCACGCCGGATTCTTCTTGGTGTCCGCAATGTCAATATCGTACTCATTGCCTTCAACGACGAAGTGCTCAGTCCAGAAGTTAGCATTCTCGTCAATGTCAATAGTGTCTACGAGCATCTGTAGATAGCCAACGTTGTCGGTATCAAACAGGCGGTCGTACATTTTGTTTATGGTCTCTTCGGGAGTCCAAAATTGTTTTAATGCTTGTGCCATATTCTTTTTCCTCCTTTAGTTTAAATCCAGAAAATGCCCTTGATGTAAGAGCGGTTCTTAGCCAGTACATAATCAGGAAGCGGCTGCATCTTGACAATCCAGGCCTCCTTGTCGTGTACGGTAGAGATAGAGTAGTTGGCAGTACCATCAAGGCCATAACCTTCGGTGGGAAGCAAATCTACATCTGCTTCAATAAAGGTGTTGGGGTTGGGAACGAGAACCTTTGCAGAGCCAGTAGGCTCAGTGAGAGCGGCGTCGGCGGCAGCGTCTGCTTCCACGAGTATTGTGCCTGCCGTCAGTGCAGAGCCGAGAGCGGCAGCAACAGTGATTGTGAACTCTGCGTTGTCTGCGTCGTAGGCAACGTCAGTAACCTTGACATAAGCACCTGCGGTATTCACGTTTGCAGGAGCAGCCATGAGGAACATTCCTACTTCTGGTGCATCGCTGAAACCGTCCCCCTTAATCTTGATAGCCGTGGCACTTGCCGTTGCAGCATCACTAACCTCGAATGAACGGAAGATAAGACAGCCTTCTGCGGGAGTGTATTGCACAAGTTGTGCAGCCCACAAATGGCCGAAGCCCTTGTTCGGATTGAGGATTGTGCCGCCAAGCAGCACGTTCTTACGGTTTTCACCATTAGAGTCCTTTACCCAAACACTGCGACCTCCACGAACCTTCCGTGAACGCTCGTAGAAATACGCTAAGTTTGTAATCTGTGACATAATACTAATTTTAATTTGTTAAACTTTTAATCTATTTAGCGAGGACATTGCGTCTTCGTCGCGTTTCTTCGTGACTTGCGGCGCGAGCGGCTTTATGTCTCCGATGCTATCCCGGAAGATTTCTTGGAAACGCTCGACAAGTGCATCAGCCTGCTCTTTGTCCCCTTTGTCAAGCGCCACGTCCGTCCCGTTCGCAAAAGTCTCAAAAGACTTGTGAAGGTCTTGACGTATGCCCTTCTTGGCAAGTTCAACAACGTTTGCGAATTTGGCCTTCTTAGCCTCGCTGTTCTTGTAAGCCTTCAATTCGTCAATTTGGTCTTGGAGTTCCTTGGGAATTTCAAACTTATCGTGTTGACGATTGCCGATTTTTTTGTTCAACTCTGCAATTTGTTTTTTGTACTCGTTCTCCTTTTCCTCAAATGCTTTCTGTTTGGCGGTAACGCCTTTTGAAGTCGCACTAAACGCCGTGTCAATGTTGAATTTCAAGTCGGCAATCAGCGCTTCATCATCAGCACTTGTGTCAGGATATTTCTTGGCGAAAAAATCCGAGAACTTGTCCTTAAACTCATCTGTCAAAGTCTCACTTGTGTACGCTTTCTCCGTACAATACTCGTTTGCTTTCTGCAACGCTTCTTCTTTTGTCATAGCTTTCTTCTATTTAAAAGTAATCTTTTAGATTTTTGTGCAAAAATACAAACAACATACCAATGTCTAAAACATAGTTTCCATTTTGTTTTCATTTTTGCTAAAAAGATGAAAACTTTGTGTAAACAACAATTCCTTTATTATTATTATTGGCGTATCTTTGCACACAAGAAAGCTTAAAAGTGCATTTTTAATGGCGCAAAAGAATAATGACATAGTTTTATCACCACTCGAAGATGGCAATCAGAAGTATGCTATTCGTTCAAATGCCGACATCGTATGTATGACGGGCGGTACGGGTGGCGGCAAGAGCTATGCCTTATACTATGCCCCAATCGAATATCTTGCCACAAACGACAACGCCAAAATGGTGTGCTTTATGCGCAATGTGTCGGACTTTTGGGGTGCTGGAAAGGTTAATGACACGCTAAAGAAAATGTACCCATTGATTGACCGCTCAGTAAAGAAGCAGCCGCATGACCCAATCGGCGAGATAATACGCCGCCAAGAAGATATGGGTATGAAGCTGTATAATGGAAGCGAATTGAAATTCCAGCAGCTTGACAATGAAAGCCCTATAGTCATAGACAAAATTGCAAAGGGCTTGCAAGCAAAAAAGCTCATATTTGATGAATGCAACAAGTTCGAGTGGCGGACTATAACATCGTTCTTTCCTCGCCTTCGTTCTGATTCAAGTGGCAAGGCACAGATATATCTCGCACAGAACCCCGAACGCGAATGTTTCCTACGCAAGCTATGCGGGAAAGGTGAACACGGCGGAGGATGGATTAACGACGATGGCACGACGGACAAATCTATGGACGGCGTTGTTATGTACTTCAACATGCAAGATGGCGACATCGAAAAGACATATTGGGGGCGGACAAAACGCGAAGTGTACGAAAAGTGCAAAGACCATATAGATTCACTTGTAGCCAACGAAGAAGGCATGACGTATGAAGACTTCATTCTTTCTATGGTTTTTTATACGTTTAGCGTTCGTGACAACAAGAAAATGCTGGCAAAGAACAAAGGCTATCGTGGTCTTGCCGCAAATTCTGCTACAGCAGCATCCTCATATTCCGAGAATTGGAATTATTCTATCACGGATGAAGATACGGAAACCGAAGACCTTGCCAATGTTGAATTGTCAAGTATTGATATTGAACGAATGTTTCGCCCAATAGAAATCCCGTCAGATAGCGTGTGTGAAAAGCGTTTTATGACGATGGATGTGGCAACCACAGGTTTTGATAACCTTGTATTCATGTATTGGGAGAAATGGACTAAATACGGTTTTATTTGTCGTGATATTAAATATTCAATGTACAATGACAATCGCGAAGCAGTTATTATGGCTATACAATTCCGTGACAAACACAGACTTCAAGAGAAAGAAATGATATTGGATGTGCAAGGCTTTGGCTTTATTCGTGAATGCTTCCCTAATTCTCACGGTTTTAGTGGTGCTACATCTGCATCTAATCGTGGCAAGGCACAATTCAAGACAGCGAAAGATGAAGCAGGGCACTTGGCAATGGAAATGATACAAAGTGGTCTAATACACTTTGAACCGCAACTTGCAACGATGCACTATAACCATCAAAACATGAAGCGCAATGGTGGCACGACAATACTTAAACACCTTATCTTTGAAAGCAAGATATTCCAATTCATACGGACACCGAACGGTAGACTTGCTATGATAGACAAGGAAAGCATGAAGAAAAACTTATTGAAAGGTATGTCGCCAGACCTTACGGATAACATCATAATGCTTTGTGGCAGTCTTGTCTATGATTGTCACCGTATGCTGCGTGATGATGCTGGGCTCATGCGCAAGCGGCTTGAATCGAGCGACATGCTTTCGCTACTCGGAGTAAACGTCACAACGATAGACGAGCGCGTTGAAAGGCGTAAAATAACAATAAACAACGATTGGATGCTAAATATATTGAGTTCTGTATGATAAGAGAGAAAGACATAAAATGGTTTTTGCAAGAGCCTGAAAGGCTTATGAAAATGAAGCCCTTTACGCGAGGAGGTACAAGACAGCTTCGAGGGTATGAAAAGAGTAAGTCTGGAGTCATAAGCAACAGCCTCATCGACACAGGATTTACTAACATGGACTTATACCCCGTGTCGCAAGACCTATATATTACGGAATATAGGCCGGACTTACATCATATTATATTAAATAAGGCAATACCACATATCAAGGTGGTTCTTGACGGTTGCGAACTCCCAACCAACATGATGGAGATTACGCAGACGGCATCATTCCAAAAACTTATTCATTCGGCTCATGTCCGCAATCTTACTGCCAATCAACTTGACTTTAGCCTTTTTAATCCCAAGCCCGACGACAGCGAACGCGAAGTGTTTGGAACGATAAAACAAGAATGGCTGTGGCGTAACTGCGAATGGAATAAGTACATGGCAATCAATACATGCAAGCAGCTTGGCAATTGCGGTGTCTTATTTTCCTATGACAAGGATAACAAGAGGTACACAATAACCAACTATTCGTATGAAGATGGCTATCAATTCGCTCCGAACTACGATGAATATGGGATGGAAATAGCCCGTTCTATGTTCTACCAAGTTGACGGAAAGACGGTCATTGATACATTCGATAATAGACATCACTATAGATGCAAGCAAGGCATTAATGGTTGGGAGATACAATCAGAGCTGCATGGATATTCACGCAATCCGTTGCTCATAAAGCGCGGAAAGGTTGCATGGGAATATGCCGAGTCAAGCATTGAAATGTGGGAACTTATGTCCAATATTGCGGCCATTGCATTAAAACGCTTCGGTACATTTGGACTGGCCTTTTGGGGAGAGTTTGACAGGAACAGCCTACAGCGTGATTCCAGTACGCTTATTGTCAACCTTTCAAGCGACACTTCGGCAGGAAAGCAGGACGTGAAAGTGCTGGAGTTCCCCGAACCGCAGACTATGGACGGCTATCTCAAGACCTTGGAGGAAAAGATTTCATTGTTTTCTTCTACGTCGTTCATTACGCCAAAAGACATTACGACATCGAACAGCGGCGGGAATGGAATTGCTCTTGCAATGTCTAACGACTATTCGCTTGCCGTACAATCGGCTATTGACTGGCAGAAGTTTGTAAACGATATGGTGTACTTACACCAAGAAGGTCTTGACCTTGAGAACGGCACGAATAAATTTGCACAGGTACGCATCGGCGCGAAAATAAATCCGTGGTCGCTGGAAACTACAAATACAAAGCTAATCAACTTGGGCATGGAAGCTCCATTCCTGTCTACGCAGACGGTTTTGGAAAAGTGCCCGGATGCTGCGCCCGACGAAGCGGAGCGTGTCATAAAGGAACGTGGCAGTCTTATTAGCCGTAATGACAAGACTGCGGACGAAACGGCCGAAAAGGCAAGTAATATAGCGAAGAATAGGAACGATGTTTTTGTCGATAGCCAAATGAATGATTTAAACGTGTAAAACGACTATGGATTGGCTAAACTATGTTTTATCTGCATTGACAATCGTTGCCGGAGGTGGTTGGTTCGTCAACTACCGCGCCAAGAAAATTCGCGCGGAAGCTGATAGCTGGAAAGCTCAACAGGAAGTCTACCAAACCACGATACGCGACTTAAAAGAATCATGTGAATACATACGCAAGGACAGGGATTTGCTTCGGCAGGAGAACGAAAAGCTTCGCAACGAAAATAATATGATTCGCGAAAAAATGTTTGAATACGAGACGCAGATTTCCGACCTGCGACGGGACATCGCAAGAATGGGACGAAGAATAGAATCATTAACAAATAAGAAGAAGAAAGAATGAGAATCTTAAAATGTCTTATAATGTTATTGCTTATTCTGTTGTGTACGGGGTGCGCGACGCGCAAGCATGTTGAATATGTTGACCGCGAAGTGACAAAATATAACACAATTGTCAAGCATGACACGCTTATCAAGCACACGCATGATAGTATATATCATACTATTCTTCAGCACGGCGACACGGTGTACGACACGAAGTACATAGAAAAGACAAAATACGTTGACAAAAAGGTTTATGTTCACGATACGATATATCGTGATTCAATAAGGGTTCAGATACAAGAAACGACCAAAATCAAAGAAGTAACGCCTAAATGGTGCTATTACTGCTTGGCTGCGTGTGTCATCTTTGTTATAGTTGCATTCAATAAAATTCTAAAATGGCTGAAAATACGTTAGGACGGAACATACAGCTGCCGATATACAACGAGGACGGTACGCCATTTGAGGGGCTTGTATTGCACAAGTTCACGGTCGATAGTGTTGTCATGTCATTGGGTGACAAGATAACAGGGGAAGTGTATTACAAGAACAATGCATTGCCCGTCACGATGAAAGAATACGTTGAATACAACGGCATTCAATACACGCTTGTTAATCCGCCGACAATTGTACGCGAAGGGATGGTGAGCAACAATTCCGACTTAAAAGGTATGACCAAGTATTCTTTTGAGTTTTACCACCCAATGTACCAATTGTCCAATATGCCGTTCTCGGACGTGGCGGTGTCGAGTGACGAATCAATGTATTTGTCGCAGAACAAGACTTTTCCGTGGATTGGCAAGCCAAACGACTACATTGCCAAGCTAAACAAGAATCTGCAAGGTACACAATGGGTTGTCGTAAAGAGCGATAGGTTTCCTGCGGCAAAAGACAATGAGCTGAGTGATGTCATACAATTCGACAAAAACACTATTGCAGACGCGCTAAAGACCTTTTATGAAACTTGGGGCGTGCCATACATTATAGACAAAATAGACGAAGGGGAGGCGCATTATAGCGAAGGAAAGCGGTTCTTGGTCGTGTTCGGCTTGCCGTCCAATGAAATTATCATAGACGGAGAACCATTTGTCTTTCGGTTTGGACAAGGTGTCGGACTAAAGAACAATTCCCGCACGCCGAGAAACAATAAGATTATTACGCGAATATCCGGCTATGGAAGCTCGGACAATATACCTTATGGCTACCCGCAAGTCAGGTGGTATGGAGACCCTACGGCGACGGAAACACAGGCTGGCTATCCTATATATGAAGGAATCGTTGGCGGGGCAAAGGTAAAGCTGATACACCATCCTTTTACAAGGACGGAATTGATGCCAAGCGTGTATTCCGAATCTGTGTTCAACAAGGTAAGCCCATACATTGAAGGAGGCCATGACAATCCACACTACAACCCCGATATTGACATAGTTGACTATTACGATGCAATTGCGACGCAGGAATTTCCTTACATAAACGAAATAAACCCGCAAGCACCATCGTATGAGATACATGAATTTAGCGAAATAAAGCCCGAACTAAAGGACGGCGAACCCGAAACTATACTTGATGCTTATCCAATCAACGACAGCGACAGACAGCGTGCAGACAAATGGGATGATTCAATAGACGAAGACGGAAACTACGTACAAGGCTATTTCAAAGTTGTTCTGCCTACACTTACGTTCGACCTGTATGCCTGTGCAGCTATAACGCAAGAAATGCAGATTAGTATGCGTAGTGGCGCATGTATCGGATGCACATTCCAAGTGCAGGTAGATTGGGATGACTATAGGGCCAATTTCTACGACCAAGATGGGAACTTTGACCCGGTAATTGGAGAAGGTCATCCGCGCGATGCAGAAAAATATCCCGATAGCAGTCAAACGTCAATAGAACTTATCCTACAAAAAGAATATGCCACATTTGGGACTATAATGCCCAATGCGTACCAGCAGCCAAAGAACGGCGACGAATTTGTTATACTGGGCATATCGTTACCTTTGTCTTACATCACCAATGCCGAACACCGTCTCGACGTTGCGATGAAAACGTATATGCTGGAGAATAACATATACTACTATGACTATCCGCTGACATTCGACGAATATTTCTTTGCTACGCATACCAATGTCTTGTCGCAGGTGAAGCCAAACACCGTAGTGCGATTTGAATTTGGCGGCGACACGGAGCATCCGCTACAACTATTTGTCAAGCAACTTACTATTAAATATGGCGATGACGTACTACCTAAGTATGACATAACGCTTACGGACAACGTAGAGGTCGTACTGAATCAGATAGGGCAAGTGGCCGACGATGTTGAAAAGCTAAGTACAATCATTTCCGCCTTGCGACAGAACTATGGGCGCAATGTCTGGAACGAACTCGCCAAGAAGCTTTCAAAGACGGACGATGATGTTGCAATGGGCAATATCTCGTTTGCAAAGAGCGCAAAGTCGCGAGACTTCGTATCGGGAATTTTTGGCGGAAAGGGTTGGCAGATAGACAATCTCGGCAACGGAGAATTTGAATCGCTTCGCATAAGGACTTCTCTTGAAGTTCCCGAATTGCTCATCAACCGACAGCAGGCACAGGAAGGCGACACGATATTTAGCGACAATGACCAAATCGAGGCCATAGAGAAGCGCATTGACGATACAGACCCGCTCAATCCAGTCACTTACTACACGTTGTCTTTCAAGGAAAAATGGGACGGCTATATTACCGCCCAGCAATACGGAAACATTATAAAGGGTATTGTCAATACACTGGCCGCAAATGAAGCGGGCGTAAGCGATGTAGACCCACAGGCCGAGGGTACGGAAAGCGATGGCAAGAACAGCTTCTATACATCATGGATGCGGGTTGTAGCAACACATGACGAAGACAATACGCTCGGAGTGAACCAGGTACGCGTTGTTCTGTATGGCGACCAAGATGTGCCTGCTCAGAAAAACTTTGAACCTTGCGTCATGATGAATTGCGCACGTTGGGGATGCGTGGACTATGCCGACCCGGAAAGTGCTGATTATGAAGCTGTCTTAGCCAGCATAAAGAAGCGGCAAGTGCTGATTCTTATAAGCACGTCTGACGGGCGAATTATTAAAATGACGGGCGTAAACAAGCCGATTCTCGAACGATGGAACTACGGCACTACTCTTGGTACACTACCCGAATTTGTACACAATTGGCCGAGCGTTGAACGCGAATTAGTTGATGGCCGCGACTATCTGTATGCGCAAGGTATTGTCGTTGGTCAGCTTATCAAGGTTGATATTGAAGGAAAGCCCGAAGTAGTCATTGTTGACTGCGAAGAATGGATAGATGGTAACACAGCTGCAAATCCGACACCACAAAAGGGCATATACTACTATGACACCTACAACGAAACTACGCAGCAATACGAAACGCATGATGTATGGCACAACGGATTGCGATGGCGATGTGTAATGAATCAGCCAGTAGTTGTCGGAGGTGTAAGCCACTACTACGAACCGAAATGGAACAATGCCGCGTATTGGAAGATGATAGGCGGCAACGACAACTTGTCTATGGAATTTTCGTCAAGCATGGGTTATCGTTTCCGGCGCGGCTATGTAAACACTATCATAACGCCCTATGTGTACTACGGCAACATAGATATTAGTGCGGACATCAGCGATGGATTCTGGACGTGGACGCGCTACGAAGAAAAGAACGCAGGCAAGCAAGGGGAAGAAAAGTACACCGAGGCCGATAAGGCGTGGAACTTACAGCACAAGTATATGCGGCGCTTGACTTTGAAAAACGATGATATGCCGATTGACTGGTCTTCCAGCAATCGCATAATATTTGAATGCACCTGCGTCGTTGATGATGGTAAATCTCAATATATAGTTGATAATCAAATAATTGCATAAATATGGGAAGAAGAATAAATATAAGCCAGCCAACGGTCATTGAAACAGACCTTACGCCGTTAAGCGACAATTTCTTTATTGACAATAGCGACGCGCTGGAACAATGGTACTATGACAATCATGAACCTACGGAAAGCGGTTATTCGCCTGACAGGCTTCTAACACCACTTGTACTTATGCCTAAAGTGTCAGCCGTAGATTCGGACAGCGGAGTTGAATACACACCGACAATATACCTTATACATTGGTACGTTTCGGAATATGATGCTTCGACTGGCACATGGGACACCGAGCGGGAAATCACGTCATCCTCGGCGACCGAAGACTACTATAAGAGTGGAACAAACCTTATAGTGAGAAAAAATGTGTCATACACTTATGGCGTTTCGATTAAGTGCCAAGTAGAATACATTGACCCGCGCGATAGTGGCGTACACTACATGTTGCAGGATTCCATATCGCTTTCGACCAATCGCGACGCAACAATAATATACCCCACGCTTGACGTGACGGGAGAACACACGGTCGAGTACAAGCCCTTGTCCGACGCTACCTCACAGTTTACGTTTAGCGCAAAGGCATACATTGGAGCGGAAGACAAGACGAATGACTTGTACTTTGTGTGGTACGCATACGACGAAGCAAGCGGCGTAGAAACGCCTATTGCTAACTTGGATTGCTTTGTAAGCGTAAGCGGGCAGAATAATAATACATTGACCGTTGATGCGCTATATACCGACAACCTTACGATTGTGCTTCGTGCAAAAGAATCTCCCAACGCGGCCAATCTATATCCGTCAAAGTGCTTCCGTTCACTTGTGTGGATGCTGCCCAAGATGGACGCGAAGACTATTTGCACCAATGGCTCGGCCGTGCGTGAAGGCGGTTCGGCAACCATGCACTTTGAACAAATCATTACGGTAAAGGGACACGACCTTGAAGATAGCGTCATAAAGAAGCACCTTGCTTTCTTATGGAAGTATCGCAAGCTAAGTTCTACAAGCAGTTCCGCTAACGCAAATGCCGAAATAACGATTGGGTGGTCTCCTACGATTGATATTGCCAAGAGCACCCTGCTAAACACCGACGGCTATTCAACGCCCGTATTGGCAGAAATATACCTCTTGTCGCCTTATGAACGAGTGACGTGGCAGAACGAAGATGTGACGTATAATGGCGAACAAGTATTTGCAAGAAACGTATTTTCATAACTTTAAAAACATAAGATATATGGTAGATGCAGGATTGTATTTAGTGACTAAGGAAATAGCGTTGCGTAGTGGTATGATAGATACGCGCTACCGCACGCAGGATGGACGATTTATCTTGAATGACCGCGACTTGGCACGCATAAGGTTTTCTCCGAATGAATACCTTACTGGTCTTAGCGGGATAGAACGCATTTCTTCTTCGGAAGCCAATACACTAATTGCAAAGAACAATAATGCAATGGGGATTGGCGATGAAAACGTGCAAGAACCCATTGTCGAACATGAAGAAGACAAAACGGAAACAGAACAAGTCCAAGAATAAAAAAACTAATAAGCTATGAGTACAATATCTAATAAATTCTATGTGACCGCCCTTGAAGATGGAACAACACTTCACGGCCAACTATCAGTTGACAAAACATTGACGCAGGCGTGGAGCGGGCAGAATGCAGTACCAGATTGGACGCAAGTATCCAACCAACCAACGCTTTATATTACCCTGTTGAACGGGGCTACGCTTGTAGCACCCGATAACAATTACAAATGGTTCTACAATGGTAGTGAGATTACTTTTTCAAGCACGCCTGCGTCAATAACAATAGAAGGCGGTGTGGTTTTGACGGGATTCTATAGTACAAGTCCAACCAACCTGTTCTTTAAAACTGCAAAATCCATAACGGTTGGCGGACGCACCGTTTCCACACCGGCACTTCGCGTAGTTGGCAATATAGCTGGTAGCCAGAACGTCGATACCATCCCCATCCGTTTTGAAGGTTCTTATACGGCTGGCGGTGCTGCACTAAAGTTTTCGAGCGAACTGCCGATTCGTATATCGCGCCTTACCGCCAATGGATTCCTTGGATTGATAGAGTTCGTGGACGGCAAGGTAAATATCACTAACGATGATGAAGAGGTTACGATGTATGCCGTATTGTACAACTCAGATGGCGTAGTCACAGACCCATATACGACCATGTGGTACGTAAACAATTCTGCGACAGGTACGGCGGGGCAAACAATCGGCGGTCATGCAAATGCCTTCAAGATTACAGAAAACGACATTGTAGATTCGGCTACCATTCGATGCGAGTTTATTCGTAGTGGAAATGTCGAATATACAGCCTATGTAACGATTGACGATATGCAAGACCCAGAATATATGTATATTCAATACAACGGCAATAATGGCAATGCAGCATCGTTGCGAAAAGACGAAAGTGTTACGTTTTCCGTATGGATTGGCAAGACAGATGACCCGACGGTAGATGCAAGATGGACAACGTTTAAGCTGAAACTACTGGATGGCGATGCCCAGACGATTACGGCCGAAATGACGGACTGCCCGTCTGCGGATGCAGAAGGCTTGCGCAATCTTTCCGTCGTTGATGGCGTAGCTTCTTTCTCGCTTCACTATGACGATGTAGTTAGTCACGCCAAGCGCAACCTGACGGGATTCTTGTACGCTACAACAGCTAACACTTAAACGGAATATCTATGCGAAGGGCAACAATATCAAGCACGTTTACCGTCAATACCATCGAAGACGGCGAAAGCCCTATCTTCGCTGACCTTGACAATGAAATGTTCGGCGTAGCCTGCGATGCCGACGGTAAGTCATCAACCGTTGTTGATAAGTTGGTCAATGTTTCTCTGTGGTATGGCCTAACAAAGCTTACATTGTCCGAGCTTACCTATGCAGCCCCAGAGGGCGTTTCCGTGACTACAAACCCAGGTGTGGGAACGGTGCGCATTGCTATACCGCAGGGCACTGCGCTGCAAGAGACAAACACTATATCGCTCGTTCTAAAAGCCTCATACGGCGGAATAGAATACACAAGAAACTTGTCCATTACCATATCGGCAATCCGTGGCGGTGCTGACGCTGAAATCTTCGAGTGGATGCCAAATGTGGGAAATGTCCTAAAAAAGGATGATGGCACATATTCCATATCTTCCGTTCTTTGCACGGTTCAACGCATTAAGGGCGATTCCGTTAGCAATGTCACCAATCCAAGCCTGTATGGTCTTACCGCATATTATTCCATTGACGGAAACAGCGAACAACCATATACGATAGGAAGCGGTATAGACACATCTACATTCACTCGCAGCGTAAGGTTCTCGCTATACAAGGGCAACACGCTTGTAGACAGGGAAAACATTCTTATGGTGTACGATGGTTCTTCTGGCTATGTGCTTGACCTTGACAACGAAAACGATAGTATCTTGTACGATGGCAATACCATAATTGGCAGCAATCCGCAAACGACGTGGACGCTATACAAAGGCGGCGTAGATATATCGGACAGCGTTGTCAAGAATGCAAACACCGTACATATCACGGCAGAGGGATGCACCGCCAACTTTGTGAGCGGCAGCGTTTATCGCACCGTGCAGGTCGATTCAATGACCGCAGAAACTGGCAAGGTAACAATTAGCGTTACACATGGCGGAAACACATATAGCGCGGTTATGAGTGTAAAGAAACTTGTAGGCGTTGATAAGTATGAAATAGTCGTTGCGCCAAATGCAATAACTTACAACGAAACAGACCAAAGCAAGTCAAGTAGCTCTTGGATTAACATCAAAGTGTATCGCACGTCTGGCGCTACTGGCAACAGAATGTTTGTTAGCAACCTTGCGAACGAATCTCTTACGCTATTCATTTCCCCCATACAGCAGAACGGGGAAAGTGCTGGTCATACGCGGATTTCCGACGGAAGCTCGCAGGGCAGCTACACGTCCAACGATGGCGCTTCAAGGCAGTTGGCAACGAACTATCCGCAGTTCAAGGTCGAGTTGTTCCAAAACGGTACTTCGACCTATGGCACGGGCGTTTTACAAGATGCCGAAACCATCCCAATCATCAAGGTTGAGGACGGCGCTGACGGTCGTGGCATTATAGGCATAACCACGACCTATGCTTTGTCTAATGTCGGAACGGCGACAAGCGATGAACAAGGCCCGTCTTATGTATATGGCGGTTGGGATTCGGTTGCACCAGAACCGACTGAAACATATAGGTACTTGTGGCGGCGCGAGGTTACAAGGTACACTGATGGCAACAATACCATGCGCTACTACTTGCAGTCAATGCGCGGAATGGACGGAGGCGACGCACTTACTATTGACATTGACAACGAAATGCAAGCCGTTGCGCTTGACCAAGACGGATATGTCGTAAAGCCTTCAACCGAAACGGCGAACCTATACAACATATCATTAAACGTCAAGATGTATTTAGGCCCAACGGCACAGATTCTAACGAGCGTTCCTCAGATTATCACACCGTCTACAATGCCGCAAGGTATTACCGTCCAGTCACGTAGCGGTGAAGGTACAGACACAGGCCGCGTCGTTCTCAATATCTTTTATGGCGAAGGAACATCTACACATAACCACAAGAAGCCGTTCGGGACGAATAACTCCATTGTGTTCACGATACAGGCAGAATGTGCCGCCGGAACGCTATTCGTGCCATTTACGCTTGTCGCTATGCGCAACGGCACAATATACAGCCTTGTGCCTTCCGCTTCGTCCATAGTAAAGAAAAAAGGCGATACGCGCTATACACCCGTCACGCTGCGGTGCAACATAAACAAGTATCTCAATGGCGAAACGATAACAAATCCGGCCAATGACGTACTGCTTTATTACATTGCCGACAATGGCGTTGTAAGAACTGCATACACGGCTGGCACGTCGCAATCTATTGAAAGCTACGGCAACCCGACAAAGAGTATTACGTTTGAGGCCGAGAAGGACGGAGTAATTGTTGACCGCGAAACCATACCTATTGTCGTAGACGGCACAGACGGAGAACCCGCCCCTGAAAAAACGGAAATTCGCTATGCTTGGTCAACGTCCGACAGGAC